GGTCAACTCATTAAATTTAAGAAGAAGTGCATCTGTCTTTTCTTCAATAATTTTATTTAATTTCTTGGCTAAATTATTTTGAGCTGGTCCACAGACTTGCTCTCTAAATGTTTTATCAGCATCTCTAGCAACCGCTAAATTAACTCCAGCTGGGGTTCCAACTTTATTAATTGGGACTCTATGGGCAAGGAGGATTTCGTCTCTGTTGGAAAGTCTGTATGTATTAAATGAGCCTTCTTGAACTCCAGCCTCAACTGGCTCCATCTTAAATTCAACCTTTGAGTCTGGTGAATCTGGAGGTAGCGGAATATATAGAGATCTATGATTCTTGCCCTTTAGACCTACCTGGAAAAATTCAAGTAATTTTCTTTCTGACTCTGTTGAAAGCTTTGCTCCCTTTACTGTAATAATATATCTTGGTACCGCCTTGTTTTCAAAGTAGTCCAGGTTATACTTGCCAGCAAACTCGTTTCCAGCCATTGCATTTTGTGCTGCAATAATGTCTGGAATTCCATAATAATTATTTGTAGGAGTGTACTTCTTTAAATGAATAACTTCATTTGGACGATCTTCTTGACCAGCAATAGGATTCTCTGTTTCGGTGTCTCCAAAGTTGCGGAAGTAAACAGCCTTTCCGTAAAGCAATTGAATAAAGCCATCACGTAATCTGCGTACTCTCATTGTCTTTGCTGGAATATGTCCAATGTATCCAATATTTCCAGCTACTGTTCTACCAATTTCAATATATCCATTGCCAGTTGCTTCTAGGTCTACATAGGCCTTTATTAATGTCTCAGTAAATGTTTCTTCTTCGTTTACTGACTCTAGCCATTCCTCTAGATCCTGCTTAATTCTATTAATCTTTTTTCTTGCTCGCTCTAACTGCTTTTCATCTGTTATGGTGTCTAAGGCGTCATTTGTTTTGCTTGTTTCAATAAATGAATATCCAAGACCAACAATGTTAGAGACCTTGGCATTAATTGCTGAATAGTTGTATGGCGATACTTCATAAATTTTTGAAAGATACTCAAGGTTGTACGGTGGCTCAATTAGGTCAAACATTGCATAGCCAGTGACGGCTTGTGCTAATAGGTTCTGCTGTGTTCCAGTTCCTTCTTGTCCAATAAATCTTTTTTGGATATCTCTACCCATTTTTCTACGGAAGGTTGATCCAAGACCGTTAATCTTTTTTAGGTCATCTCCGTCTACATTAAAAGGGTCTGTATCTGCAACTGCTGACGGTGCAGTAAATTTCATCCAGTCTGCAACATTAGAAATGCTAACTGTGTTATCTGATCCATCTTCATCTTCAATAAATTGCATTATCTTCCACCTCTTAGTTTTTTCATTTCATCTTTATAGTTTCCAATATCCAGTGGATCTGGAACTAATCCCCAATCGAGTCTTTGCTTCTGATGCTCAAACTCTTCGTCGCTGATTTTCCGCCTAGCGGAAAGAAATTTAGGCCCACCTTCGTATATACCGAATGTGCGTACTTCTCTAGCCAAAGCATCGATTCTGGATCTATTGCCTTTTTTTGACGTGATCGAAAGAAAGTTGCCATCGTCGTCTCCAATCCATCTTCCGTCGGGCATCTCCCAGACATATATTCCAAGAGTTGACTCTTCATCTAATACTTTATGATTTAGCTTTTTGATATCCATAGACTAACATTTTACCATTCTTTATAGCATAAGTCCAGATTTTGTCAGGACAATGTTCAAATTATACTGACTGGATAACAACCCAGTCGTTATTATAATAACTTACTGCAGGATCTGTCAGGGTTATGACGCTTTCAGATATGCTTGCTGATGGCTTTCCAGTATAAAGATTATAATGCTCAGCGCATATAGCTTGAGTTATTTCTTTTTGATATAGAGCAATATTCTTATATAGGTTATTGCTTCCACCAGAAGTCTTGTAGTTTATCTTTATTTTAGTAGACACTGGGCTTGTAAAGACTACTACAATGTGATGTGGCTGTCCAGCAACCAAATAATTGGATATATTAGCTTGTGCAGAAATGTCGACATTGTTAATATAAATTTTGCTTATATTGGTTTTAGTAATTACTCCAGCAGATGTCCAACTTAATTCTGATATTGGAGAATCTGGGACATGGATCAAGGTACTTGCAACGCCTGTTGCTATTGGTGTATATATCATCTCTAATGACTTTATTGATGACAGGGTATTAATATCAAATCCAGTTCCATTTTCTGGCCTTATCCCGCCCATGTAGTTTCTTGAAAGTACTGGGTAGTTTAGTGCCCCTAAATTATAGTTAGATGTAGAAGAAATTGAATCTCCATAGTTGTCAGCATACAGAGTTCTATTGGCATAAAATGTAATAGAAAAAAATGATAGTCTTGGCAAGAACTTACTTGAATCTGAGGTTGTCATTGTTATTCTAAAGTATACGGTTCCAGATGAAGAAAAAGATCCAACTTTATATTGAGGTAGTGGCTCCCCATTTACACAAGAAGTATAGTTGGTCCCGTCTGAGCTTGACTCAACAGATATACCTAAATCGTTTCTCCATTCAATTTTAGATGTAGCAATTCCAATTTGTGAAGGTAATAAAAATGAGTCCTCATAAACAAATGTCTTTGGCCCAGTGGATGGATAGAAAGATATATATTTATTTATTGGATCGTAATAAGTGTTTTCATCAACCAGGTCTTCCCATTGTTTTTTTATTGGGTATGTATATTCAAATTGAGATTTAATGTATGCGTCTGTGCCAGAAAATAAAACTCCTTCGTCTGGGAAAACAACTTGTATTGCTGATCCTGAAAAGCTGCCATCTACATGGTGCTTTAATATTGATTTATATGGCAAAGAATATCTGTATACTGCTGGTGCATCTACTATAAACGAATCTGAAGATATTGTTGTTGGTCCTATATTTAAAGAAAAGTTTGTATTTGTAAATTTAAAGTCCACAATTGATTTAGAGCTTGCAAGCACTCCGTCTATATAAATAGATATTGAATTTGTTGTATATAGACCAACGAGGTGGAGTGACTTTTTAGAATATGTTACTGGACACCTTACCTCTTGAGAATCTACCTTAAATACTATGTCTCCGTTTTCCCAAAATAACCCTATACTGTTTGTCACATCTGCAAGTAATGGAGTGATAGAGGTTGAATAAATTTGTGGAGATATCCATACCTCTAGTGTAAAATCATTATCGCTTGTATATTTTGTGGCCATTCCAGCAGTTGTTGTGGCACCATAGTAATTGTTTAATATAGGTAAAGTAACATACGAGGCGTTTGTTATTTTTGTACCCGATTGTCCTCCAGGAATTAAAGGGAGCATATTTGAAATCATGGTACCAACATAAGTGCCATTGTTTCCACAACCAGATCTATCTGCGGCAATAGTCCCAGAAGATTCGTCTAAAGGCCAAAACCCTATTGGGTTATCTTGTATAACCTTTAATTGATAAGACATACGTCCCCCTAATTATTTTGTGGATTTTCTGGATTTTTGTAAAAGAATAGCGGGATTGCATGTTTTTTACCCGACTCTATTTTCTTTGAAGAGTGTGTAAAATCTTCAGTAGATGGGAAAAATATAACCGTTCCAGCTTCTGGCTTAATTGTAATATCTTGGTTGTGAAAATGAAGCTCTCCGCCCTCGTAATCATCATTTAGATAAATTACTGCAGACAAAATTGTTTCGTTGTTTGGAAACGGATGTCTATCATAATGGGCTCCCATGTCGGTGCCAGTATCGTAAACTTTTATTTCAAATCTTTCTGGAAGGTGTGGTACTTCTTCTATATTTAATGTTTTAAAATATGCCTCAGATAAACCTGTTGCACACTTTAACACAGTGTCACAAAGGTCTTTGGCCATCTTGTCTCCAAATGACATCTTCGATACTTCTTTGCTAAAAGTAAATAGTCCAACCTTTTGCTTTCCATACACTGTGTCATCATCATTTGATTTCCATTCAATCCATGGACCAATTTGTCTTGGGCTAGTCTCGTCTTCGTAATTTTCATCCATGCTGTCTAGCTCTTCGTGAATTAAACTGGTATTACTAATTGCATCTTTGAAGATGAATATTTTTCCTTCTAGTATTTCAACATCTTTTTCTATATCCTTAGCATATATATACATTATTCACCTTTTCCTTTATAAACTGGAACATTGCCAATTTCTTTATCTTTAGCCCACTCATCATATTGGACGTCTTGTTCTTTTCTAGTTTCAGCTAGTTCATCTGCCCAGCGTTGTCTTTGCTCATCTGTATATTCCATTCTAGCATCATCCCAAAATGAACCTATGGTGTATCTTTCACGTTTAATATTTTTAACTTGAGTAACCTCATGCTCGTTTCCATGACCGCCTTTAAATATTGCTATAAGTCCAACTTGAGGTTTTATTGCAATGTCATAGTGTTGAAAGTTTAATATTCCACCCTCAAAATCATCATTTAAATACAAGAATCCAGCATATCGACTTCTTTCAAATGCTGTTGGCTTTCCATCTTTAGAATTATCTGAATGGAAGTCAGCAAATGCTCCTTCTATCCACTTCTGTGCATGATAGCTAATCTCTGCAAACTTATGACCAAAAATATCTTCTCCAGCTTTTTTAAATCTAAATTTTAATCTGTTAAAGTAATCTTCTGGCAATCCAAATTCTGGTAGA